TGACGTTCACCAACCAGAAGCTGAGCGCGCCATTGTCTGGCACGGTCGATTACGCCGACCCGGCTAACGGGGTAGAGCTTCGGGATGATTTCTTGAGCGGCAGCTACGGCACCACGCCGTTTAATTCTTACATCCTGGCCGGCGGCGGTGTTGGCTACAACACCAATACCTCGCTGCAAGCTCGGGGAGTCGCTATTTTTACATTGGACGCTACAGTCCCGAGTTTTGCGATGTGGGCAATGGGCAATACCGATTCCGGTTTCGAGTACTGTATGCCGGTTGCTGCCGGCCCGTTGACCTTAAAGAGCAAGTTGGCCCTCGACGTACTTTCAGATGGCACCAACACCTACACCGCGTATTGGGGTCTGATCCGGATGCAGCGCACCAGCTTCGGCACGTCCCCGAGCCCGTGGGCTGGGCTCTATTTCGAATACGACCAAAGCAATTCGCCCAACTGGTTCGCATGTGTAGCGACCGGGACCGACAAATCGACTGGGGTGACCCGCGTTGATACCGGGGTCGTGGTCGCAGCCAATACCTGGATCAATGCCAAGATCGTGGTGAACGCGGCCTGGAATAATTTCCAGTTCTTTATCAATGGCGTTTTGAAAGCCACGATTACCGCCGGCAACTTGCCGACCGCGAGCGCCGATACCGGACTCTCGCCAGTCTATTTCCAAAACCGCACAGCGAGCGGCGGCTCGGGGAACGTGCGCACCTTTTACGCCCGCGGGTTCTATCTCAACTACCAATTCAGCGATGTCTAAAAATGAGCACCACCGATCCCTTCAACGTCTTTCTCCAGGGCTGGCAAGGCGATCCTTTGCCATGGCAGATCACGGCGCTCAATTCCGATCAGAGCCCGCGCGACGTTTCGCTTTGGATCGTGATGTTCACCGTGAAAAAGAACTATACGGACACCGACGACCAAGCCGTTTACAAGCGTGACGTCCAGATGCCAACCACGATCTTACCCATCACGCGCACAGGGACACTGACCAGCGGATCCCCGATCGTGACCGGGCTCTCGGCCACCAGCGACCTCACCTTAGGGCAGCCGGTCACTGGAACTGGCATCCCTAGCGGCACAACTCTCCTCTCGATCGATTCTGGTACCCACATCCATTTAAGCGCCAATGCAACGGCAAGCGGAACGCCGACGATTAGCTTCATCACCCAAGGAATCCTTTCTGGCGAGTTACCCGACACCGTGACCCAGGTGATGCCGGTCGCTTCTTATCCTTTTGATCTGCGGATTATCATTCCGCCCAGCTCCAAACCGCAGCGGATCATTGCCGGGAAAATCGGGATCGGCAAATCGGTCGGAACCCGAATTGTGCCTTTCAATCTAGTTATCCTGTGATCGATCTTGAACAAATCCTGGTGACACTGCCAGCGCCCTCGCCTATCGAGGTCAGCTTCCGGCCCGCGCCACAGGTGATCGCCAAACTGACAAGCGCACCAGTGGAGGAGGTTACTTTGCCAGCTCCTTCACCTCTCGCTCTCTCTTTCCAACCTGCGCCCCAGATAATCGCGCAAGTGGTGATCTCTTCGGCTGGGCTCAAAGGTGACAAGGGCGATACAGGGGACCGCGGCGCAACCTTCCTTGGCGGCTATCCGAGCCTAGTCAACCTCCCGCCGATCGACGGCGTGAACGTCAAGGATGGGGATTTTGCCTTAGTCAACGACACGAGCACCGTCTACCAAATCAAGCCATGAAAGCGAGGAATCCAGTCCCGGAGTTGACACGAGTTTTCAAAGGATCTTACCAGGTTCTACCGCCGCGCAAAACCAAGGGGCGCCCCAGCGTCGATCTGGTCAAGGCCAGAGATGTTTTCCTTGTCACCTTCACGCTTAAACACCTCGTGCGCGGACAGAAATTTTTAGGGATGTATCCCACTCGGCAGAACCTCCCCGATGCCGACAATCTGAACATCGGCGACTACGCGTTATTGGGCTCGGGAGAAATCATTCAAATAGGAAAATAGAAAATGTCAACTTGGGTAAGCCAAGGAGTTTTAAAAGGTGCAACCGGAGCCACTGGAAGCACCGGGCCAGCCGGTTCCGGTTTTCAATGGCAGGGAGCCTACAACGCGGGCACGGCCTACGTGCTCAACGACGTGGTTTCTTACACCGACGGCTCGACCTACGTTTGCACGGCGCCCACTACCGGGCATGTACCGACAAACGCCACGTATTGGGCACTCTTTACCAGTGCTGGAGCAACGGGCGCCACCGGTGGCATAGGGCAAGGGCTCACCTTTCGAGGAGCATATGCCGGAGGTACAACTTATGCGCCTTACGACATCGTCACCATCGGGGGGGATTCCTATATTTGTATCCTGACATCCACCGGTCACACTCCACCCAATGTGACCTACTGGACGCTAGTCGCTTCTCGAGGCAGCATCTACCAAGGCGTGTTTGCTAACTTCGGCGCACTTCCCACCATCGATGGCGTTAGCGTCCGTTTAAATGACACAGCGATGACTTCTGATACATCCACGATGTACGCCGCTAATTAAGGAGAATACCTGATGTCCATCATCTTACGCGATAAGACCACGCCCTCGCAGCAACTAGCCATTCAATCTGATGGGAGCGCTCTCGTTCAGCCACAGGCCATCACCAAAGGCACGCAAGGGGCGAACGGATTCACTGTCCAAGATTTAAAAGACTCAGGCCGCACAACGCTCTCCTGGATCGTGGACCGGTTTGCTTCTACCGCAGCGACCGAAGCGCTCTTGACTGTGACCGAAAGCCGGAACGGTGCAGCAACGTCCACATGGACGAGCGTGCTGGTGACCAGCGGGAAACGGCTACGAATCCAACACTTGAGCGCCTTTCTGAAAGCAACCACCAGCAGCACACCTGCACTTCAGAGCTGTCACATCGGTCTGCGTTTTAATACCGCTGGGGCGGCCACTGCTTCCAGCCCCTTAGTTTGGCGTGGCGCTTTGGGGACCAATCTGACGACGGCGTTAGGATCAGTGAATCAGAACTGGGATTTCCCAGATGGCCTGGAGTTTCTCGGTGACGGGACCAAACAGATTGGTATCTCGGCTATCTTCCCAGAATGGGTCACCGCTGCGTCAATCGCGTCGCTTACGATGGCCTGTATTGCTTTTGAATATTGACCTGTACCATGCCGAACCTCCCTCCACACGCCCTTTCGCACGGCCCTTTCGGCGGTGATTCTGTCGGGCCTTGGGATCCGGCCAACGGGATCTATATCTATGACGATATGTCCTGGGGCGGGGGAGGGGTCATGGATTCACGCTATCAAAACATTAACCACACCAATGGAACCTTTCTTTACGGGCCTTCCCTCGGGGTCGCTGGAGCGTATGATGCTTTCCATCGTTGCCAAGGCGCGGTAGAGCTCAACACTGGGGTCAGCGGTGGCTCTGCGCTCACTCGCGGATCTCTTGGCATGTCCGCTAACCCGGGGATGAACGGTTATCAATTAGGCTACGGGCCTTGCACCTTGAAAACCCGTCTAGCGATTGGGCACGGTCTCAACCTAAAGGGCAATACCGCTCAGGTTCGCTTTGGGTTTTTTCAGCAGACCTCGGCGCTCAGCACAGCAGTTATAGCTACTGTTCCGGCTTCTCTTACTGCGGTTGGAGCGGTGATACTAGAATACAGTCCCGACAATAATGGAGGCAATCTCCGCCTCGGCTATACCGTAGGAGGCGGTGTCGGCAATCTGGTTTCTTTGACTTACGTTAATTGTACAAACGCTGTCCCGAATTTCGGTCAATTCGAATGGTGGGAACTAGACATTGACGCCAGCTTGAATATCACCGCCTCATTGAATGGAAACATTATCGCCACGGCGGCGACCGCAGCGCCAAACAATGTCCCGATGTGCCCCATCTGGACGAACTACCATGCTGCTACTTTTTCTCCTCCCAGCGGGCTACTGACCATTGACGATCTCTACCTGTACTATCCGTACAATCGACGATGAGTACATGGGTGTCACAGGCGGTTTTGATGGGTGCGACCGGCCCGGCCGGCGGGGTTTTTGGGAGCGCGATTGCCGATTTCGGCAGTGCAGATAACGGCGGCGCGGACGCCATGAGCGTCACGGTGACGGTCGCCGCGGCTTGGGTTACCTCGACCAGTTATCCCATTGTAGAGATTGGTCCCGGAGGCGATCACACTGACGCGGACGATCTCACGAGCGAAGAGGTCTATGCGCTGGTCACCAATATCGTGATTGGCGTTTCGTTCGATATAGAAGTCTTCGCGCCCAATGGCACTTGGGGGCAATGGCTGGTTAACTGGGGTGCGGCGCTGACCGGAAGCAACGATCCCACCAAGGCCAACACTTCGACCACCATCAGTGCCGGGGATGGCATGGCGGGCGGCGGTGACCTGAGCGCCAATCGCACGCTGGCGGTCGATGGCACGGTCATTCGCTCGACTGACGTTCGGATGGCGGCGGCATGGCAACGCTATAACGCGATCCGTAACCCGGAGATGCTGGTCGCACAACGGGGAACCAGCATTGCGACCATCGCTAACAATGCTTATGGATTGGATGGCTGGAGTATACCCTTTGTCGGGACCATGGTTGCAACAGTAACCCAGAATGCAGCGGCGATCCCCGCCGACACTTCCGGAAACAATTGGTATCCTTACACTGCTTACGCACATCGCGTCACTTTCACCACCGGACAAAGCAGCTTGAGCGCCGGACATTATTTCTTTGCCGTGCAACACGTGGAAGGATTGATAGCAGAAAAATTAAAAAGCAATCCGACTTCCATTTCTTTACTGGTCCGCTCCAACATTACCGGGACTTTTACCGTTAGTTTACGCGATTCATTGAATGGCTATTCCTGTGTCAATACCGGGGTTATTACCTCGGCCAACACTTGGACTCGTATCGCGATTCCTAATATCCCAACCTTTACCGGCTCCGGAACATTTCCGGACGGCGTGGGAACCTGTTATCAGTTGGGAATCTGCATGGGTGCAGGCTCGACCTTTTTGACTTCTACGATTGGTACTTGGACGGCAGGCAACTTTATCGCAGCCACGGGACAGACAAACTTCGCGGCTACGACCAGCAACACCTTTGATTTTACCTTGGTCCAGCATGAGCCAAACCCGGTTTGCACACCGTACGTCAAACGAGAGCTGTCGGACGAGATAGCCCTAAATTATCGTTATCTTTGGATGACGAATGGAAATCCCGGAATAGGACTAACCACTACCGCAACGAATCTTTACTCCTTGGGTGTTATTGCGTTGCCTACTCTAATGCGAGCCATTCCGACAGTCGCCGCTGGTTCTGTGTATACGCCGGGAACAGGTTCGGCCGGAACAGTGGCCCTGGGCACAGCGTCGACCAATATTGTTGTTGCGTTCAATAATGGATCAGGCAACTGGACGGTTGGCACTTCGATTCAGCTAAGCGGCGGCGTAACCGCCGAATTGTGAACACCCCGTCAGCTAAAGCAGACGGTCCCCTGCCTTTGACCTTATGGCCCGCCAAATACTCCACGCCGTTTATGTGAAACCACAAGCGCCCGACTACGCGCAGAAATTCATTTGCCTGATGAATGACGCGACCATTTGGATCTTCCGAGACGACACGCATGCTTGGATCCAAGCACCAGCCGTTCCCGGTTCCCGCGTGGTCACCTGCATTCTCGCGCCCGATTCGCAATTAGCGCCATTTGTGCCGACTTGCTACGCAGCATGTTCGGATGGGACTATCTTTGCAGCACCTATTGCAACTGGAGTCTGGACACTCGTAGCAAATACACCTCCTTGATTGCCTGTCTTAAAACAATGAGTAGCCCAAGCCTTGAGTCCGCTTTGCCAAAGTTTTCAAACACGATCGTTTGACCAATTTCAAAAGACAGACTGGTTTCCCACGGAAATAATGTCTCACTCATGATGCTTTTCCCTCCATTCTTGGATGCAAAGCAATTGCTCGGTGGTCGGGAACCTCCTGAGCGACCACCAGTTGTAAACCGCAGCCGGTTTGCAGCCCAGGTACTCAGCCAGGCGCGCAGCCCGGCCTTCTTGGCCGCGGCAGAACGCACGAAGCTCAAGGATGAACTGTTCTGAGCGAGGGCCGATGTCGCGTCTCATTTCCAGAAATGGTTGATGAAAACCGCAGCGATCATCAGCGCGTAGGTCCCAAAGATCAGGTTGCGGGTTGTGTCGATAGAATTGCGCAACGAGCGCTCCACGGTCATCATTTGCTGCGTCAGTCGTAACTCGAGGTTGGCAGACTGGGCCGCCAAAAAATCCTTGGTTACGACTTGGTCGTCTTTGATTACGGGTTCGCTCATGCTATTCCCCGTTGACGAGCCGGCGGATTTGCTCTGGCGTCAGCGCGCCTTCGATCACGGTCACGGGGACTTCGGTTGCTACTCTCGCTGGAGCCTGGTACGCAGGCGTGACGTGGCGGGGAGCGTGCTGGGGATTAGTTGCGGCGGGGACCATGGGCGTCGGAGTAGGAATCGGAGTAGGCTTGGGCTCTTGCACAAAATGCGTGGTGCTTTTATCACGGCTGCCATCGCTGTATTTCGTATAAGCAGTTCTCGTTTCACCGTCTCCAGAGGTGGTCACCGTAGTGTAAGAGTCAGCTTGCGCGCCGATCGCGGAGAGTGCGAGCCCGAGGGCCGCGAGGAGGAGAATGTGCTTTGTCATACTCTTATAGATCGACCGAAACCCTAATCACTCAAGAGTTATTATCGTGGGCACGAACGATTCATTCCTCCGCTCCGCAGAACGGGCAGCGCCCGGTCGAGCGCAGCTCTTTAGCGTATTGCTTTTCAAGCTCTCGCTTGGCGCGGGCTGCAGCGTCTTGGGCGTGCTCGAGCTGCTCGGTCAATTCCTTGATCTTGGCATCTTTAGAAATATTCAACGCGCGCAAAAACTCTGCCGAGAATCCTTTTTCTTCGCTCACGAGATCCTCCCGAGCGCGTCATCGCACGTCATCATGAGCCGCATCGCTTCGTTTGGCCTCTGCTCGCGCTCGTAGCCTTCTGGTCCGTCGACCACGTCAGCGCGATCGGCGAAATATTCCCGAGCCCCTTCCAACGCTTCCTCCAGGATCTCGATCTTAGCGTCTTTTTCAGCTAACTCCTGTAGCATGCGGTCATACGCCTGTACTTCGATCTTGCCCGCCGCAATCTTGAGTTCATCCTGTAATCCCGAAATCTCGGCGTCTTTCTTATCCAGCGCAGCCATGTAAGTGGCCTCCAGCCGTTCCAATTGTCCCATCAGTTCTTGGCTCATTTAGGTTGGTCGGTGAGATTTTCAGTTCGGGAACTGGCACATAAGGGCCGAGAAGCCGACGATTGAGACGATTAAAAAGAGGGCGAATAGCATATATTTATTGCTCCAAGATCCAAATTCGTTTCGGTTCCACGGAGATCGGGGATTTAAATTGATAGCGAATCACTTCACGCGCTTCGTTGGTGTAAAATAGTTCCCGGTCATTGACTAAAGCTACTTGAGCGACTTGGCCATGGATTAGTACGAGATCACCAATTTGTATTCTGTTGTTCACATCTCTACACTACGGCAGGTTAGTAGGTTTCTTAAGTCGCTCAAGGGTGAGTAGTAGGTTTATTTGTGCCTCGCTCGCCGAGCCTCCTGCTGAATGGATTCTCGCCTGGTCACATTCCCGACTATCCGCTCATGCGCCCGCTTAACAGCCTCTCGAACGTCCGCCTGTCTTTCTTGCCGCGCTTTATATTTTTTCCCGATCACTTTGCGACTCCCCTTTTTCATAGGCTTATTATTTCCCAGTTCCAGCCAGACTCAGTTCGAAACACTTTAGCGTTCTTTCCGTTCGGAAACGTGTATTCAAAAGTCGTTGGGTCTTGTCCTTGCTCTTCCAGAAATTCGACAAATTTGACCAACCAAGACTGCTGCAATTCCGATACCTGCTCCTCATCAATGAAGACCGCCGTCGCACCATTGCCGAAAAACAGCACAATTTTCTGATTTCGCATTGGTTCCTTACGTTTGTTGATCCGCCCGCCTATTGGTTTTTCTTTGCTTGGGAGCTCATCCAGTAATCTGGAAACCTCTATTTACGGGCGAGCGGATCAAAGGCTATAAAAAAGTCCAGGGTCGCTTCGACGGCGTCTGCGTAGTTATGGAGCACGAGCACGGTAAACCCGGCCGCGCGTAGCTCCGCGATCACTTCCTCTTGCACTGTCGAGAGCGTGTTATCCCCCACCTTGAACTCTATAAAAAGCGTCTGGCTGTATCTGCTGAAGATGGAAAAGTCTGGCCAACCTGGCCGGATCGGCGATTTCTTGCGCGGGTCGGTATGGATCACAAGTCCAAATTCGTGCCGGCGGAGGAAGCCTGAGAAATCGGCGTGCAGTTTTCGCTCCAGCCGAAGATCGACGCGCTCCTGGCAATCTTCGGCCGTCCAGCCCGCGCGCCCGTACTGTTTGCGGTCGGCGGGCGACATTAATTTCAGCAAGTTCTCAGGCAAGATAGTCATGCCGACCTTTTCAATTTAGCCCTTCTAATGACCCATGCATCTCGCTGTGATTCACTCATTTTCTTACGCGTTGCAGCACTGACAAACTCTCGCGTTTTTCTCATTTTCTGGAGAGTTTCTTCGCTGTGCCTTTTTCCAAACATATGATTGTTTTCACCGCGTTGTCTCTCACTTATCTGTTGTCCAAATTCCTTAGTGCGAATCCAACTACTCATCTTCTGCCGAGTTTCCGCGCTCCTTACTTTGCCACGGAGAGCCTTGCTCATCTTCTGGAGAGTTTCAGCGCTAGCAATTCTTCCAACATGCACTTTCCTCAGAGCTAAGCGTGTTGTTTCCAGCATTGGCTTCCCAGTAAGTGCTTTACTTATTTTGTCACAGGATTCTTTTGAGTATACAAAACCAGACATTCCGCCGCCGCCGTCCGTTAGATTGCAGAGAGTTTCTCTGCCAAAGGTCGTAATAAAAAACCTTTCGGAAAGAAAGCACGCTTTCTCATCCTCGCATTGAAGTAGTACCTCGTAGATAGGTGCGGAGTAGCCAGCGCGGAAAATCGAGGTCAACTTATTATGAAGTTTAGGATTTCCTCTCGGCTTACCAATAAGCATATTCTTCCAGTGCTCGTGCATCCGCCCATTGGAACCCTTCCCGACATAGATGGGTGCGAAATTTCTCGGATCGCGCAACAGATACACGTAGAATGTCACACTATATATATCGGTTGTTTCACCTCGTTCCTGAAAAAGATTGTCGGGGATGATCATTTCTTGAACTCCAGATCGCGCGGGTCAGTCGGTCCCGCGGTGAATTCGTCATATCGGTCCCACTGACCGTCGCATTTATAGACCACCCAGACGACGTGTTGGTTCCAGCCCTTGATGCGTCCCTCCTCAGGCCATCTATCGCCGTACACGACCCAGCGGCCGACGTCAGAGGGTTGGAGATCGGGGATGTGGATCATGTTCCCCCTAGCGGATCCATCCGTTTAAGCATCCAACGTTTAGTCTTTTCTACCTCAGAGATTTGTTCTACTACTGGCGTTTCCATCTCCTCGCTCGCGTCATAGGCCGCCAGCGCGTGGCGAATCCGCATCTCTAAGAGCGCCAAGGGATCGCTCACCTTGCCCTCCGGCAGCTCCCAGATCGCGCGGATAACGTCGCGCAGCGGGGCCAAGTCAATCGTCGGTGTGGTCATCTTAATTCTCCCCCGGCTTGTTCCAATCTCCGTACTCTTTGAACAATGCGTTCTGTTGCAGGGTGAGGTTCTCACGCGCTCTCGTGACGAGCTCACGGAATTCGGGCGGAATATTGCCTTGTGCGCGTTCCATCCAGATTAAAAGTTGGTGCATGTAGGCGTGGCTCTCGCCGAGCCAGATAGCGAGTTTATCCTGCGCTTTCTTGAACTCTTCGAGCATCTTATCGCGGCTCGCGCATTCGGCTTCGAGCCTTGCCACTTCCGCGCTCAACTTGTTACCTACGTCGGTGAGGAATTCGATTGACTGGTCGGTCATTTTCCCTCTTTCGTTTCCGTCAATAACACCCCGATAAAACCGCCGCGCCACTGGACGCCCCATGCTCGCCGTACACGGCTAAAGGCGAGCTCCGCGCGCCGGCCGAACATAAAGTAAAGGCTCTTTTCGCGTGGCCAGTAGGTTTCAGCTTTCGCGTTTGGTTTCATTGCTCCAGGCGTCTTCTCGCGTTCTCGGTTGACATCTGCTCGAGAGTTTCAGGCTCCAGCGCGCCCATTAAATACTCCATGAACTCGCCCAAGGTCAGCTCTTTGGGAGCCCGGCCTTCGGCTAAGGTCCTGGTCATTTCTGCCGCGTAGTAATTACCCGTTTTCGGGTTGTAAGTGATGGTCATGAGTGGGGTTTCCTTAATCGAACGGGTAATTGGTGACCAAAACAAGGCGGGTAATCTGGATGACTGGGATCGAACTCATCGTGTCGTCGCCGCTAAACACGACGATGAAAGTAAACTTCCCGCTCGGGTTCAAAGCGATGTTGTTCGTGCTCGCAACGGTGACTTGGCTCCCGTCTTTCAAATAGATCACGAACGGTTTGTTGGCCGCTTTAGCTGCTTTGATCTTGGCCACCATGACCGAGATGTCAGGGGGCGGTGACGGGCTCGCTGTGGGCACCAGGATAGGCGTGGGCGTTTGCGCCAGTGCCAGTGCCAAGCCCGCTACACAGCATAACGTTAGTAATAACCTTCTCATTAGTCTGTGATGTAAATCATCTTGAGCGATCCATAGGATTCTGATTTTTGGCTAAGGCAGCATCGAAAAACTCTTTAGCTTCTGGGTCGTGGACGGCCTGCAGGACCAAAGCGACCGCAAACGCCAGCGCGTTTAGCGCTTCATAGACGCGATCCTTGTGCATCGGGCCGCGACGGTAATTTTCTCTAATGGCCTGTACGATATCCATGGCCAGTTTTTGAACTCGTTCTACGTCCTCTAAGGGTTCAGCGCTCATACCCGCTCCTGAATCCGCCTCCCGTTTCCGTCCCGTGCCACGACGGCGATCCGTGGCAGTTGCTTTATTTTGTGCCGAACATTGAGCAAGAGCGCGCAGCAATAGACCAGCACGCCCATGCTGGCCAGGAACATCCCGGCCGAGAGAAACAGCAGCCAGACGGTGAGATCGTCAGTGGTCACGGAGATAACCTCCGCGCGAAATAGTGGTAAACGTATAGCCCGATAACCTCCGTCGAAACGTATTTGAGATCTTCGGTTTGCCGATCAAATTCAGTGCCGGTTGGCACCTGCATAATCCGCAGCACCTCTTTGGATGTCACTTGGGGATCGATCTCAACCCAGGCATACAATTTCCCGTTCTGCGTCCCGATCCGGCGCAAGAGCCCGTTCATCGGGATCTGGACATCATAGGTTATCGCGACGTCGAAGGGCAGAAAGTCCGTGATCAGGTACTTGTAAATCTTGGTGATGGCTTCGTTCATAACGCTCCAACCTCCTGCAGTACCACAACGCAGTGCTCCTCTTTGTTCACATTGCAAAGCCACTCGCTTGGTGGCTCGGCGCTTTTCCCGTTATAACCGGTGAACCCAAACAAATTAGCGATCGCAAAGACAGCGAACTCGTTGGGATAATCCTTGCCAGGGACTGATATCGTAAGATGGCGAAAGGTGCGTTTCTCAGTGGAGGAGTGAGTAAATGAAAAAACGCATCGGTAGCCAAACCAAAGGATTACGGTATGCCGGGGATCATCGCCTGGTATTGTTTCGCTCTGCCCGATTCGATACCAGTTGGATTCCGCGAACTTAACGACCTCGGCAACTGCCGCCCGAACTTGATCGTCGATAATCAAAGGTCTCATGTTTTCATTTGGAGAGTCCCGCAAAATCATCCATGGCCACGCACGCGATCAGGACAGCCGCGCCCGCGATTAACACTATCCATAAGAACCAGTAGAGCTTGATCATCATAGGCCTGGGAAAGTAACAAATAGGTACACCACGGCAATTACGCCGATGATAAAAAAGAGAATCAGAAAGAAAGCCACGTCCTTGTCCTTCATGCGCAGTTTTCATGTTACCTTCTTCTTCCGTTTCTCGATATAAAGATGGCGCTGACATAACCCGCGCCCGGAATGCGGGCGGCCGCAGCCCGGGATCGAGCACAGCTTGAGCCCCTTCCATTTAAGGACGATTCCTTTGTTGCTCATAAACCTCACTCAGGATTTTCGCGGTTAAACTCTTCGCCGGCTTCGATCTCCGCTTCCTTGGAAATGATTATTAACCAGCGGGTGATCTGCAAGAGGATCATCGAAAAGCAACGTTTCTTGTTCGTGGTCCACGTCAGCTAAGGCCATGTTTTTAATAGCTTGCCGAAAATAAGACGCCTTCAATTCAATTCCTATACCGCGGCGCCCATTGATAATTGCGCCATAAACCTCAGAGCCTACCCCCATGAAAGGAGTTAAAACGATGTCATTGGGGTTCGACCACAATTGCACTAGTCGCTCGATCACGTCGAGCATCATAGGGTGGCAATGTTTTTCTTCTTCGCTCTCACGAGCTTCTCGATACGGAAGAACATGATTTGTCCTGATGTCGTCCCAGAACGCAGAGGCATACTGCTGCCAAATCCAATGCGCCCGCTTGTTCGTCTTGTGATCTTTCCAATTCTTGAACTTCACGTCTAGGTCGCGCGGGATCTCTCGCTCACCACAGTACTTTTGCAGTCCTTCGGGATGCCGAATTGGCTCTTTGCTTTGTCCCGGTTTCCTCAACACGACAACGAAATTCGCGCCGGCGTTGTTGCAGAAGCTTGAGTCCTTCACTATCTGCGAGTGCCTCAGTCCTTTGGATCGAGTCCGTATAGCTTGGCGAAGCGGTTCCTTCCATATGGCGAATCTGGCCCAATACTTGAATCCTAGTCTTTGATGTTGCCTGATTATGTCTCCAGGAAAATCAATGTAACCTTCGCTTCCCTCTCCCACTCCCGCCTTTGGCACATCCATGCACTCAACACATGTCATTCGACCCGGCACCGTCAGGCGATACAGTTCTTTGACCACAAAGTCGTAATGCTCGAAAAACTGTTTGTAGTTCAAGGAATTGCTCAGGTCTTCCTCCGAGCTGGAATACTGATAAAGGCCTCCGTATGGTGGCGAGTAGATCGACAGACCGATTGAGTTAGCCGGCAAGTCTTTCATTGCTTCGACGCAATCGCCGTTTATTAACGAGTAGTGATTCTTTGTGACTTGATCTAAGATAGCCATACCGGAACCTCTAACTTCCTAGTAAACGCTGTTTTCCTATTGAGCGACAATTCGTTCATCATCTCGGAAACAAGGAGTGAAAACATTTTATCGGCCGCCGCTGCTTTGCGCTGCAGGTTTTTCATGACGCCTATTTCGCCTTCCGAAGTCACAATATCGATCGTCACCGGGTTCTTTTGCCCGAACCGCCAGCACCGTCGTACCCCTTGGTAATAGCTCTCGAAGGAGTGACTGGGGAAGAAGACCTCGTGCGCACAATGCTGCCAGTTTAACCCGAACGCTCCGATCTTCGGTTTTGTAATCAGAACCCTGATCTGGCCTTTGCTGAACGCGGTAAATTTCTCTTCCTTAGATTCATCCGAATCGTTCCCGCTCACCTGGACGGAGCCCGGTATCAGTTTCTCTAACAGATCCGTCTCTACATTGAGGTGCCCCCAACACACCGCATTCTCTCTATGGTTCACGAGCTCGGCCACCTTCTCGCAGCGCTGGTTGAGCGTTAGGCGCCTCTCTTCGCGCTGTTCATCCAATCGCACAGCCGGCATATCAAAGAGCATTCCGCCGCGCGGCGTGTCCGCTTTCACTACGTGCTCTCTTTCAGTCAACTCCGGCAGTATGAATCCTTCGTCCGAGAAGCCCATATCCGACGGACGTCGCATCGCTCGCGCCCATGACACTACCCATTTCCAAAATGCTTTCTCAGCGTGCGCTTTGAACCGCCAACGAGCGCCCCACCAGATCGGGTGCAAGCTGTTCTCATCATTCTTGAAGAACATTCCGAGCATATCCATCCTACCCATCTCGCCCAGGCATTCAGCCGAAGTGCCAAGTTCAATGTAATCGTTGGGGCTGGCTGTGGCCGTACACAACAACCTGTACGGATGCGTCCGCATGAATTCGGTCACCTGAGATTTTGTCGCGCCCTCGAAATTTTTGATGATGCTCGATTCATCGCAAACGACTCCGGCGAATGTGTCCGGGTTAAAATGATGCAACCGTTCGTAATTGGTTATCACGATCCGTTTACCCTCAAATTTCCCGTCCATCGAGCGGGTACAATCAATCCCAAATTTCTCGCCCTCTTGCACCGTCTGCGACGAGACCGAGAGCGGCGTTATCACAAGTACCGGCTTATTGGTTTTCTCTATAACTTTCTGTGCATATTCGAGTTGAATGAGAGTTTTTCCCAATCCGCAGTCTGCGAAGATGGCAGCCTTTCCTTTCTTTAAGGCCCACTTCACCAGCGCCTTTTGAAAAGGAAACAACGCGTGATTCAAGTTTTCTTCAGAGACATCAAAGCCATGGTATTTGCCCTCTTGGGCTTTACTGGCCAGGAATTGGGCGTAGCGGTCCATTCCGCCTCACGCCTTCGCCGGCTCGGCATCGGCTTCGGCTTCCTCCGCGATCGGGAGCCGCATCTGCATTTCCATCGAAGTCATGGTTTGCACGTTCACGGTCTCACCGGTATCGGTCCTGATCGTGGTCTTTTGCCCGGGCTTAGGCTTGTGGTACCAGACCTCGCACCGTACTTCTCTTAGCTCATACCCAGAGGTAATAAATTGCGATAGCCTGGTAATCTCGCCGCGGGCGGCTTTCACCTCGGCGCCGAAATGGCTTGAGGCGCGTTTCTTATCTTCCTCGAGCTGGTTCAACTCGGTGGCTTTATCCGCCAGGGCGCGCGATTTCTCGCGGATCTCGTCATCGGTCAAGACAACCCGCAAAAGCTGCGTGGTTTCTGAATCTGGTTTGGGCGGCTCTTGAACGACTTTCGAATCCTCGTCCGGCGGCGGCGCAAATAGCGACGATGGAGCGGGTGATTTACTCTTTGGCATAAATATTAGGAAGCTTCCAGTTGCTTCGGCTCCGGCCCGCCGAAGGCCGAGCGCGCGTCGATCAGCTTCGAAGCCTGCTCACGCTCTTTCTTATTCAGGGCACGAATGAAGGGCGCGTCGTGCCCGATCGTGATCGCGCCGGCAACAAGCTTATCGAACGTCTTCTCGAGGTCTTTGCCGACCAGGTGATGTTTCAAGCCCATCACTTCCTGGAGCTTTTCCAAATGAAAACTCGCGCACCCATCGACCTCCTCTGGCGTCAGGTATTGAGCCAGCGCGGCTTTGAGCTTCGCTGGGTAGGGCACCGATCGCCGTTCACGGCCTTCGGGCGGCAGGATGTAGCCGGGCAGCGCGCCGGGCTCGGATTGGAGAATTGCCGTGTATGTCTTTTCCAAAGTTTCAAGCAACTTTTTGCCCACCTTGATCCGTTCCCAAAGCTGAACCCCGCGTTCACCGCGCGGCAGCTCGAGGATGACATCGCGCATCAGCGTCGGGTTCGGAATGCTCTCGACGTAAGCGAGCGCTTCCCGGCAATTGGCCCGAGCCGGGCAAAGGCCGCACCAGGGCCCGGCGACGCGTTTTTGAGGTTCCCGTTCGGCCCGGTCGACGATCCCGAGAATTTCCTTTTTGGCTTCCAGCAAAGAGGCGTTGGTATACCTGACTCGAACCGGGTCCCAGCTCACCAGCGGCTCGGTGATCGATCCGTCAATCTCTTCAAGGGTCGGCTCGGCTTCCTTGAGTAAGACAGCGCCAGTCCGAACCTGCAGATTGTCAGCAGCTTCTTGCGCTTCTTTCCGACCACTTTTGTAATCTGTAAGGAACGCGCGGGCGTTCGTAGTGCGATCAATTACGGCAAAATCCTGCTGCCCGCTGAAGCGTGGCCATAACCCAGCCCGGAACCACAAACGCTTTTCCAGAATCCATTCGTACTGGTTGCCTTCTAACGGCGCCCACTGGCTAAGGAGCCCCGAGCGCAATTCTACGCATTTCTGGGCCGTGCCCAGCTCGGCCGGCGACATCGCTTTTGTGGCCTCTGCCAGCTCCGCAAGCGCCTTGGCGCCCAGAGCCTCGAAGTAAAGCCAGCGATGGATCCGCGTCCCGCTCTCGGCATCCGGCGACGGGATCTCGATGTATTTGCCGGAACGCTTGAGTTCGTTGGTGAGCGCAAGCGAGCCCGGGCACTCTTTCAAGCGCGCGAGCATCGACGCTGAAGGCAGCCCGCGCCGCGGATCGCGCTCCTCACGGCTTGGGCTTCCATAAAGCGTCATGATTGGGTAGCTCCCTTCAAGCGCAGGAGCACATTTTCCCAGTCGGCGAGGGCCATCATCAAAACCTCGCGCTCTACGTGGCCAATTACGTAGTGGCCTTGGGAAATCGCTGGCTCCTTCACGTCAATGGCGCCGACATCGGCCAACAGAACCAGGAACCGTTCCTGGGAAATGTCCGCGGCTTTGAGCCGTTTCATGATTTCCCCGGCCGGCCCGTTGGTCGTGGGCGGTTCGTCGGCTACCGCCGGCTCTTCCTTTTTCTCGGGCTCAGGAAAGAGCGAAGTGCGCGCAGGAGTGCCCGTTGCCGGCGCGACGTTGGCTTGTGGCGCGTTTTCTTGGGCCCGGGCGGCTTCCATCTCGGCCTTGGTGCGCCGATGCCGTTTCTGGGCTTGGAGATCCGCGGACTCGGCCTGCTGCTGCTGCCAGGCTTTCGGGAGCGCGTTCTCCGGTTGCGCCGGAGTGCCATTGGAAAAGTTGGGCTCGACTACCCGGCCGCTGGCCCGCCTGGCGTTCTCGAAGCCGGGATCATCGACGAGTTCCCCGATCTGGAAGCCTTTTAAGACATCGCCGAAATTGTCCCGCAGATTGTAGCCGCGCGCCCTGAACATTAACATCCTTTTTGGATAAAGAATCCATGGGCCTGGCTTACCCTCCCGGCTCTTCTTGTCCCAGAGCTCGGCTCTTTTGGCGTCGGCGACCGAGAACGTCTCAGTCATCGGTTTGCGCCCTTTGCGCGTCGAGGTGACGACCGCGCGAAAATCATCGTCAAACGGCGTACCTTCGAAACTCTGCTCATAGCTTTCAAGCAGGCCGCTAGCTTCCACCAAAGCCTTCGGCGCATCGCCGAAGATCGTCGCGCGATTGTTGACGATGTAGATATTTTCGAGGGACATAAGCGGCGACATCCCGATCTCAAGCCCTCGCGAGATGCAGATAAAACAATCCGCATCGGTAAAGTTGGGCGGACAAAACTTCGATGCGACTACCACCCGTGCGAACCGGTAGATATCATCGAAGGTGGTTAGTTTAACTCCGCGTTCCCCGACCGCGATGGGCTCGCGCTTAACGATTTGGGAGGAGGTTTGTGCAGGCGGCGGCCCTCCGTTGGGTTCAGGAGCAGCTTGGTTACTAGTCGGGGCGTCCGGGGCAGGCGTGGTCGTCATAAAGGTGCGTCTGTTTGTTATTCTGTGTTACAGCGGAATATATTCTTAGAATGAAAAAACACAAACGAAATTCCTTATTTTTTGTTGCGCGTGACAGAAATATTTATATTGTTCTATTTATGGAATTCAAACAAAATCATTTAATTCCAGTGGTTGAGCTGGGGAGGCGCGCAGGGTTGCGATCTGACGCGATCAACCGGCTGATGGTTTTACGCGTGATTGAACCAGACGAGTTTGTTTCGCGCGGGAAAACGATACAGCCGCTGTTTTTGGCTTCGCGCGTGCCGGAGCTACTGTCTGCCATCAAGGCCCATCAAAGCTCGCTTAGCGGTGCAGTGGCGTAAGGGAAGGGGATCCGCTGTTCATGGATCGCTCTCCATTTCAGCTCTCCAGCCCTTTTCCGGTCACCTGTAACGGTGGCAAAGGTCCGCTTGAAAAACTTCTTAGGGAAGGCTGCTCTTGCGGCGGAGTGAGCGCAACACTAACCCAGCGCAAGCAGATCGATGGCAAGATAGTCGCTGCATTGCAATGCGACAACTGCGGCTCGGCAAAAATGAGCGGGTTAAGAAAGTGCCACTTTCCTGCATTTGATTCTCTCCCACTGTTCGACTCCGATTTTCAAGAACGCTACTGGCGCGAACATTTCGGCCGGCAATCGGAACAGATCCAGGAAAAGCGAGAAGCCGAGCAGCTTGAATGGCAACGCCAGTACGATGAGTTTTTACAATCGCGCGAATGGCACAATCTCCGGGCGAAGGTGATCCAGCGGGATCGTTCTATCTGCCAAGCTTGTGGCGAGATTAAAAACCAGCATTACCTCCTTCGCGTCCATCATTTGAGCTACAAGTTCGGTTTCATGCCGCCTCTGTGGATGCTGCAAACCGTTTGTGTTCAATGTCACGATCGTTTGCACGCCGATAAACACGGTTTCGCGGATCCGTGGTGTCCGCCATCAACACCCTTAACTTCTCAATGAAAGCTCTCCTCCTGTGGACTCCCCTCGACGGATCGATTCAGAAGCGCTGCAGCGCGAAATCTTCGCGAACCTCGAAAGCTTCCTCCAACACTTGTACCCAAATGGGACGCTTAACCGACACAAACATCTGTTTTTTATCGGCGACCTGGATGGCAACGGTGGAAAATCCACCAAAATTAATCTCACCGGAGAGCACAAAGGTGTGGCCTACGACTGGCAGACGCAGAACGCATCTGCGGACTGGATTGCGGTCTGGATGCGTAATAACCGGGTCGATTTCCGAAAAGCGTGCGACCAGATTTGCGAAGCGATAGGAGTTCCCCTCAGTGCAGTGGGAGAGCTCCCCGGGCCCGAGACAGAGGCGGCTCCTGATCCAACCAGACAAACTGATCGCGCGCCGGAAAAACAAAGCGACCAGATCATCTGGCCAAAGCCTGATTACATTTACGTCGATGAGGAAGTTTGCAATGCGATCTCGCTTTACGATTTAGAAGAAGCTTCGCCCATTCGTTTCACTGACGAGGATGCTCAAACCGAGACGGTGATCGACAGCCTTTTTCCTGACAATCCTTTTCTATGCGTCGGCAAAGCAGCTAACATCTTTTGCACCCGTCGCCGGGAAAAACTCCGCGGCCGGATGGAGGCCTGCCAGTTCATTGTGCCAAACCCAATGCGGCACTGGTACGGATTCAATGCCGATGGCAACCAAAGCGAGCGCTGCGCCGATAATATCGGTCCCCGTCATTATCTCGTCATCGAATGCGATTTTACGAAGTACAAGCTCAACAAACGCACTAACCAGCTTGACGCGACTAGGTGGCTACCATTCATCAACAAATGGTCGAGCCGTGGAATAGAAATCGCGGACGCGTGTGCTTCGCTCCTATGGGTAATCGCTGAACATCTGCCGCTGGTTTTAGTTGTCTCCTCCGGCGGCAAAAGTTTGCACGGTTGGTTTCGAACCTGCGGACTCAACGAAACGGATCTGTTGTCCTACATGAAATTCGCGGTCAGTATCGGCGCGGATTCGGCAACATGGCGCCCGTTTCAACTCGTCCGAATGCCCGGAGGGCTCCGTGACAACGGTAATCGTCAAAGCGTACTGTATTTCAATCCTGATGCTCGTTTCGACAGGTAATGCACATGAGGAACGAGCATATCGATCAGAAGAAATCCTTAGAGAAGGTCAAGGCTTTCGTAGAAGACAGGCAGTACACCGAGGATGAGCCTGAACCGGTTCACGCGGTTCATATTGACCGGACCAATCTTTGGGAAGCGGGCACGGCCGAAATCGATAGGGGAAACTACCTGTTTTCGCATGGTTTTGAACGGGGAAGCGGCGGGGTGATCGTTGCTCCCAGCGGGATTGGTAAAAGCGTACTAGCCATGCAGGCGGCCATGCATTGGGCCCTTGGTGAAACTGCTTTTGAAATTAAGGTTCCGGGCTCAATCAAGTCGTTAACGATCCAGGCCGAGGATTCAAAAAACGATATTCGGATGATTTGCAGAATGATCCGCCGATTCGATCTGAGTCTTGACCATCAAAACACACTCGCGACCAAGGCAATCATCAAAACGATAAAAGGTGCGTTTGGCCGGGATTTTTTGCGGTTTCTAAAAACTTCGATCCGCAGGGAGGAGCCCGACCTCGTCATTATCAACCCTTTGAGCGCGTTCATTGTCGATTTGAATCGGACTGAGCTTTTTCAGCCTTTTCTTTACGGTGACCTCGCAGGGATCATTGCTGAGTTTAATATCGGCCTAATCCTCATTCATCACACGCCCAAGTACGGGCGGACAGTACGGGGTGAAACCGGGAATGATCCTATGTATGCCGGGGCCGGGCCGGCCCTTCTGACCAACTGGGCACGCTTCTACCTCACGATTGAGCCAGTTCGTGGCATCGAGGGGCTTTATCGTTTCACGGCGGGCAAAGGCAAAGACAAGCTCGGATGGCAAGAAAAGAGTCAATATTTTCAACACAATTTTGACGGCCACTCCTTCTATTGGGAAAAAGCGGAATTGCCTCCGAACTCGACGATTGAGAAAAAAGAAATGCAAACAAAGCTCACGGTCGACGATCTGGTGACCAAGCTGCATTTTACGCAGCCAATGCGGAAGACGCTTTTTGAGTCCGTTTGTCTTGAGGCTGGTTTTACGAAGCGCAAGTTCGAGGTGCTCTACGCTGATGCGATCGAAAACGAGAGAATTTTCGAGTTTCGGTTGAAGGAATCTGGCTACAAAACCGGCCAGCCGCCGGTCATGGTCAGCCGGAATAAACCAACGGAATATTGCTAAGTAAGACAGCGCAATAAGAAATAGTTCTTTCCCACTTTTTTGACTACTGGGAAAGAACTCGGTCTCAACAGGTCTCTTTTTACCCGGTTTTCCCTCGTAAGTAACCACTGTCAGAGTTCTTCAACGGTTACTGGGAAAGAACTATTTACGCAAAATGCGGATTTAACCCCTGTTTTCCCTCGTAAAATGCCGCCTAGACAGTGGGTGAAATAGTTCTTTCCCATCACCCCCTCTTCTTAAGAAGAAGAAAGAGGGGGGGGTGAAGGTAAACAACTCTTCACCCCCAACGTCCTTACCCTACCCTAAAAGAGAACAAACACAAAAGAACTCGGGAAAGAACTCGGGAAAGAACTCGGTTTCTATAGGGAGAAAGAGCCAAATGGAAAGACTTAGAATAAATTACGCGGGAAAGAACTCGGGAAAGAACTAATGTTTGGAAAATATTCTAAAGATTTTCTTGCTTTGTAAGGAATTTATTCTACGCTCCAGCGGAATGAATCTTTCGCCTGAGTTTATGCCACAACACAACAAACCACGCGTCAGGGACGGCGAAACCCTGGCCGTTTACCTAGACACTGCTGAGTATCTGGAGATACGTGCGGAAGCGGAAAGCTACGGGATGCGCCGGTCTGATTTTGCGCGCCGTCTCATTCGTATCGCCAGAAAACTCGTTAAACAAAATCCAGAATTACTCTTGAGCCGCGATTAAAAGCGAGCTTTCAAGAGGTTCTAAACTTCATAACTCGTAACATCATACAATAGATGATGTCTCTATAAGTGCCTCAGCACTAACGAGTTATAGCACTTTCTCCGAGCGATTCCAGTTATTTTTTTCTAGCTATTTTAAATAGCTCTGAAGGCTGGAAGTAATTCGATTCTAAGGATTGTTCCGCGCGGAACATTTTTCGTTAGATTTGTTAGATGTTCTTGGTTTCTAAATAACCTTATGGTATTTCCAGTTCTCAGAATGCCTGAGAGCCCCGAGCCTGAGCCGTTACCAGTTCGTAAACGTCAGGCAGTAAGAGCGCCCGCGATCCGAGGGCATCGGTTCGGCGAGAAAGATTTCGAGGTTTTGATAGGTTCTCTTTCCGAGGGCATGACCATCACTGAGGCGGCTAAAACCACCGGGTTCGCGCGTAGTGCGGTCTATGATTGGTTCGGGCGCAATACAGACAAACTGGACGAACTAAAAAGGCGGATGAAGCCCGTTTACCTCGCCCGCGTCCAGGAGTTGGGCGAAGTCAAAGAGGATTGGCGCGCTTACGCCTGGATGCTCGAGCGGATGTTCCCCAACGAATTCGCGCTTACGGAGGTTCACCGGGTGGAGCACTCCGGCGCCGTGGAGCACCAGGTCAAGATGCTGCCTGAGAGCGAGCTCCTTCGCATGGTAGAACGCGCCGCGGCCGTGGACGCGTCGATCGATGCCGAAGTCCATTTGAACGGAAACGGGGCCATGTAAGCCTCTAAAGAATGTCATGAAATAACCGATTTATAAAGTGTGACATTCTACACATACCTGCTGCGTGATCCGAGAGACTTCGAGCCGATTTATGTCGGGAAAGGCAATGGCCGAAGGATATTCAGGCATTGGATAGAAATGCTGGGAGGCAGATCAGATAAGAACCGAAAGCTGTACAACAAGCTGACCACCATCTTTCGAGCCGGGTATGCAGCGCCGATCTACGAGAAATTGCTGCAATGCGAGGACGAACAAGCCTGCTTCGTAGTGGAGCGGTTTTTCATTAAAGCGATTGGGAGGGAGAACCTTTGCAATCTGACGGACGGTGGCGATGGAGCGTCTGGGGCTATTCGATCCGCTGAGACTCGTCAAAGGATGAGCAAAAAAAAGAGTGTGGATCACAATCGTAAAGTTGCCGACGCACTCCGCGGAAGAATATTCACCGCCGAGCATCGCCAAAATATAAGCAAAGGTTCCCGCGGCAAGATTATCACTGCTGAACACCGTCAAAATATCAGCAAGGCAGGTCTTGGACGAATAAAGAGTGCTGAAGAGTGTCAAAAACTGAGTGTAGCATTGCTTGGTCATGTCCACAGTCCTGAGACTCGGCAAAAAATGCGAGAAGCGTGGGTTGTCCGAAGAGGTAGAGAGGAACGGGCAGTATGCATCTAGCTCGCCCAAAACCGAAAGTGCATTTTTGGCTTTTTGCTAGCCAATATCTCGGGCTTAGCCTTTACGATTGGCAACTGGACATCCTGGCGGCGCTGGAGCGTAAACACGTCTCGGCGTTAGTGTGCAACGGGGGCGGCAAATCCAGCGTAATCATCGCGAGCGCGATTCTGGCGTTTCTCTACAACTGGCCGAGCGGGCGCGGCGCGATTACGAGCGGTTCCTACATCCAGCTCGAATCGATTCTGTGGCCAGCCATCGAGCAATACCGATCGCTCCCCTATTTCGCTGGCTGGACCTGGAACCAGACCGAGATAAAGACGCCGGCCGGCGGGAAGGTGACCGGGTTCTCTACCGATGACCCGTTGCGGCTGGAAGGCTGGCACCAGTCTCCGGAAAGTCCGCTGCTTTACATCGTCGACGAAGCCAAGGCCATCAGCGATGACAAGTTCCAGGGGATCGGCCGTTGCACGCCCACCTTCTATTTGCAGGTGAGTTCGGCCGGCGCCGCGCAAGGCGAGTTTTATCATTCGTTTAACAAACACAAAAAGTTCTTTTGGACGATCAAGGTCCGTTCGAAGGACTGCCCGCATATCACCGATGAACAGCGGGCCTTTGATAAGGCCAAGCTCGACCGTGCGGTCTACGCTTCCAAGCACGAGAGCGAGTTCGATGAGGACCTGTCGGGCGCGGCGATTCCTTTGCGGATCGTCAACGCAGCCTTAGAGCGCCAGGCGACCATGATTCATCACCCGGGCGGGATGCGGGTAGCCGCGTGCGATTTTGCGGCCGGTGGCGCCGAGAACACTATCGCCCTCAAAGACGGCAACCGAGTCGAGCTAGTGGCCGCCTGGCGCAATCCGGATCCGACCCAAGCTTGCCGCGAGTTCATTGAACATTTCAAACGGCTCAAGTTGCATCCGAGCGAGATCTTTGCCGATGTCGGCGGGCTCGGAGTCGTGATGTGCTCGAACTTGAAAGATGCCGGGTGGCCTGCGGTTGAGGTCAATAACGGCTCCGCGGCCGAGGACGACGTCCATTACGCGAACCGCGGGAGCGAGATCTGGTTCAAGGCCGCGCACATGATCGAGTTCGGGATCGGGCAAGGTCAGCACATCATCATCCCGGAGGACAAGCTGTTTATCGAGCAAGCCACTAGTCGCCGCCGCGAGTATGATGCTAAGCAGCGGCTCAAGATTGAGAGCAAGAAAGATCTAGTCGAACGCAACATTCCAAGTCCCGACCGGGCGGACGCGATTTTCATGGCCATGGTCTGCCGGGCGAGCCAGTGGAATACTCAACGGGTGGCTCAAGTGCATCTGCCCAAGAACCCATTTGCGCCCGGGTTTGTTAGGTTCTAGGGAAATTTAGAAAGGAATATGCCAGCGTTCGGATGCCAACACAGAGAGAAATGGAGTCGGATATCAGGCATGCCATTGAAGATGAAGAGGATAGGCATCGGCATCCAGCTCCTATTGATCCGACTAAAAATGTTCTCGATCTTGTGGAGGCCGAATCCAGATATCAGAATGGGATGCGGGATCAATCTGAGAAATTCCAAAACGCTATCCGAGACGCTGAGAACAGGAGATTAGAAGCCGAGAATAGGAGACTGGAAGATTTAAGTTTAGCGGACACTAGGAGACTTAAGGATTTAGCTGAAGCCGAGACAAGACGTGTTGATGGTTTGGACCTGCAGCGTGTGCGATACGAGGCAAGAATTGCTGAAGACCTGCGAGTTAACGTTAAAACTACATCCGATCAATTAGCCGGACAATTAATTAAAGAAACGGGCGCACTTAACAATCAGATCACGACTTTAACTACTTCCGTTGCGAATCAGGTAACTACCCTGACAGCTTCTTTAACAAATCAGATTAGCGCCATGACCGTTGGACTTAATACTCGGATTTCAGATTTAGAGAAATTCCGTTGGGAAACGGGAGGTAAATCTGCGGTAGCTGATCCTGCTCTTACATTAGCCTTATCTCAGATGACGGAACAAATTGCATCGTTGAAAGACGTAGCGACGCGAGGTGTCGGCCGGCAAGAACAAACAGTTGAGCAGAAAACTAACTATAGTTTGATTCTTGGTTGGATTGTGGCGGCGGCTGCGATAATCGGATTGATCCTTAAATGGCATTAGAACATTTTTAATTATGATGTATGCGTCCCCCAAAGCATCCGGTTGTATTTTTGTTTGCTGCGAGCGTTGCGCTCATGCTCGGCTTCGCGGTTCTCTCCAAGCTTTACGGGTTCACCATGCCAGTCCGGCCGCCGCTCCGGCAGGGGCACCACCATCACCATTGTCACGATGATCGACCCCCACCGCCATGCACACCGACTGGAAATTAACCGAGGATACTCAAAACCAATTTTTGCTTCTCACCCTGCAACAAATCTCGACGAGTCTCGCGCAGCTCGTCCTGATCGAGCAACAGCGCCTATCCTTAGAAAAACAAAATATGCCTCCTAATGTCATCCAAGCCCTCATTGATCTCTTAAACAAGTTTGTCGCGCTGGTCCAAGCTGAAGCGGGGAACGCGCAAGCGTTGGCTGATGCCCAAGCGTCGCTAGCCGCTTTGCAAGCATCCGACGCGAGCGCCGCGGCCCTGGTCCCATCGGCTCAGGCTGCGATTGATGCTGCCAACGCGGCTGTGCCTCCAACACCAGCACCCTAAATAAATGGCTGATCCAGTCCCGAGCGCGTGCCCCTTTGACGGGTACGCGAGCCCGATCCTGCAACAGTACGGGCACAATAACCAGGGGTTAGCAACCTACCGGGTGCAATGCCCGATTTGTCGCAATGCGACGGTTGAACACCTAACCAAGCAATCGGCGGTCGACGATTGGGGCGCACGGGCGACACCGGCCACGCCGACCTATGTCACGTGGCTGGCGGCTTTCGCTGCTCGGCAGGTCGCAAGTCCGCCGACGGCAGATGTTGCTCCGTCCTATACGGCTTGGCTCGCGAGCGCCGAGACTGAAGCCGGGGTTGCGGCGGATGTGGCGGCATTTGAGACCTGGATCGTCGCCCATCCGCCGGCGGCCGACGTCGCGCCAAGCTATGTGACTTGGGAAGCGGCGTTAGCAGCGTGGCTCGCGGCCCATCCGCCGGTCGCCGATTAGAGATGAGCATCCTCAAAAAACGCAAGCGGATTATTGGCGAAAAGTTCCCGATGACGCGGCCGATTGCCCAGATCCGGGAGGAACTGAAACAGAAGCCCCTTGACAGCAAGCAGCCTGGGAATGCCCGCGGCCAGAGCGGCATAGTGTCGGTCGATGAGGCCGAACGGGTTTGTGAAATAGACCTATTTAAACACGCCCTGGCTGTGCCTGATTCCCAAAAAAACGATGTTGGTCAGCCCGGTGACGGTCCTAGTTCAGCCGTTGCCGGGCGACGGGCGGGAGCCTCTTGACCACCGACGAACAGCTCAAAATGTTAGGCGACTCGATCGTTGAACTGGTTGAGAAAAACGCTGCGCTCGAAGAGCGGATTCGTCTGCTGGAGGGGTGGGCGCGCCAGGTTCGTAGAAGTCCCACCGTTTTTACACAAGACCCGAGCAGCGTGGAATGGGAGCCAAGACGATGAACGAACGAATAGATTTTGATAGCGACAAGCTCCGCGGCTGCGAATGCGGTAGCAAAACGATTACGGTCGAGTTCTTCGCTGATGGTAAGTGGCGGATAGATTGCCCGGTTTGTCACCGCTATTGGCCAGGACCTCCCTACCCGTACGAGACACCATACTTCATGCGTCCGACCGTGCTTGGGCCTTCCGGCGGTTCAATGGTAGCTACGATACAATGAACGCCGTTCTCATATGGCTCGGGCAGAATCCGCAAGCTGTGAAGGCGTTCGCCGTTAGTATTTTAGCATGGGTAGGCAAGGGAATTTTAGCGGCAACTGGGAAGACCGCTGATCTAGGCAACTGGTCCGCATTTGTGGACGCGACGATCGATATTTTGGTTGGTTGTCTAACGGGTTACGGAGTTGGCATAGGGATTTTGCACATGTCGAGAGGGCCGGCGCTGACACCGACTGAGTCCGCATCAGTGATTGTGGCAGCGCTCGCGCCCGCTCCGGTGGCCTTGGCGGTTGAACAGGTGAAAACCATCGCCGCGGAGGTTGTGATCAAAGCGCCCGTGGTGTCGGAAATGCCGGAAAGCCACCGATTCTAATGAAAAGGCTTGCGCTACTTCTCTTCCTCTCGCTCGCTGGGTGCGGCACACCATTCAGCGTCAGCGGTGGATTCTTCGGTGCTAGCGTTACTGCAAACTTTCCCGAGGGGATAAATGTCCCGGCTCAGGTGGTTGCTGACCCTGATGTTACTGTTCCAGTGCTGAAGGTTCCAGCAAATGCGCCAGTTACCTCTGGGACTGTGCCCGTGACTACGGCGAATGGAACGACGACGACCATTCCTGTGGTTGTCGCGCCGGTCGCTGCGCCAATTCTCGCAGTGCCTGCTAAATGAAGACGACGTATGAATTAGGTCCCGCTCGGCTAAAGCTAGCCATCGAAGCTTATATGGCGTCTATCGGCAAGCCCGTGACCGATGCGGACGTGTTCACGGTAGCGGCTGACGGGACGGTTACGGTGGTGATTACCGATCCGGACGATGCGCCAATTACTAATCCGGTACAAAATGGTACGAAATTAGTAGTTGCCTCCCCAGCGGTCGCCGTTCCTGCGCCGTCTCTAGGCAATTTCGAGAAAGCGTTCGACTTCGTCATCAAATGGGAGGGCTCGGAATACGAGGATGTGTCCGGGGATCCCGGCGGCCCGACCAAGTACGGAATTGATTCCAAGGATCATCCAAGCGTCGATATCAAAGGGCTGACGCTCGATATGGCCAAAGCGATTTATCTCACCGACTATTGGCAAGCTTCGAACTGCGACAATTTGCCGTCACCGGTCGCTGAAACGCATTTCAATTTTGCGGTCAATACGGGGCGCGAACAATCGATCAAATTCATGCAGCGCGCGCTCGGCCTAGATGGCGATGGGCAGTTTGGATTAGTAACTTCGGAGGCACTGGCGAAAGCCGATCCGCACGTCGTAGCGCTCGGCATGGTCGATCAGGCGGATGGGTTCTATAAGTCCTTAGCCATCAATAAAGGCATGGACAAGTTTTTAAAAGGCTGGCTTTCAAGAAATATTGATTTGAGAAAGTTTATCATAAAAATATGAGAACACTGTTGCTGCTTTTACTCAGTGCCGGATTTGGGTTTGCCCAGCCGTTCATAGTCTGCAACCCGGTTCCTAAGACTGATCCGAGTATGCCGATTACGAGCTATACGCTGACCGGGCTTCTGGCAGCGCCCTTGACTGTCCCGGCCACCATCAACGCGGACGGCAGCGCTCAATTGCACCTCGATCTATCGAAGGCCAATGCCGGGCTCCCGCTGGCCAATGGCACCTACACGATCACAGCCACAGCCACTAACGCGCGAGGTACGGGCTTAGCCTCCGGCCCTTTTACCTTTCCTTTTACCTATCCCGCCAACCTGCCCGGGGCACCGGGATCTTTATCTTTATCCCCATTATAGTTTTATGAGTCTCTGGAAAAATTGTCGCGTGAAAGGATGCGTTCGAACGGTTAAAGCCAGAGGACTCTGTGACGTGCATTATAAGCGCTTAATGAAAAGCGGCGATCTGCGTCCGGAGCTGCCGATTCGGAGCATGGAAAAGAAACATCTATGGACCAATCACTAGGAGAACAGGCGTACAACGCTTACTGCAAAGCGATGGGCTATCAATCGGAACGCGGCGAGACATTACCAATCTGGGAAGATCAATCCGAGCGGGTGCAAGAGATTTGGGAACGCGCGGCGGAAGCGGTCGCCGACTTTCTGGAAAAATCATGAAGAGACTCCAATGGTTCATCTGCGGGCTCTGGTTCTGGCATGATATCGACCCGCTGACTTGCCGCTGCAAAAATTGCGGTATTGGCGATATTGATGTTCAGGAGCATGGAGAAACCCCTTGCCTGGAATTATGGCTCTGCTGGCTCCAGTGGCAGATTTTGTTTCGGCAACAATACGGATTGTGGTCTTGGAAAATTACACCGATCGGGCCGCTCTAAAGTAAATGACGCCCCGCACCAAATCCAAAGTCAAAGCTAAGGTCCAACCGCCACCTGTGCCTACCAACGGCCATGCCCCGACCGGCAAACTGGTAGCGTCCACGGCGATGATCCAGGTCACCAATCGTGACCGGATGCTGTTCGAGCTCACGGGCGAGCTCAGGCCTGACCAGCTAGCCGGGATCCTTAGGCAAGCGCTGTTGGGTTCTTTAATTTGGCAAGAGCGCTTGTTCGAAAAGATGGTCGATTCCTGGCCGCGGCTGGAAAAGAACCTCCTCAGCCTCAAGAACGATGTGGCCGACCTTGATTGGACCGTTAAACCCTATGCGGACAAGGATGCAGAGCCCTCCGATTCCGCGATCGAAAAAGCGGCACTGGTCGAACGCGCGCTCCTTGGCATGGAAGGCGATCCCACGCTCGATACTTCCGATTTCAGTGGGATGGTCAAAGACGTGGTCGACGCGATTCCGTGCGGGTTTTCGATCTCGGAAATCTATTGGACGATTGTCGATGGGGAGATAGTGCCGCAGTACACCAAGAAGCTGCCGGCCCGGTTTTTCGGTTACAGCCTTTCCCCTGATCAAGCCGATCAGTTGATGTTGAATCCCAAAGGCAATCTGGCGTTTACTTGGGAAGCCTTACAGCAATTTCCGCCTAACAAGTTCTTAGTTGGTGTCTACAAAGGCAACCTTTCACATCCGACGATCGGCGCGAAACTCCGCTGTCTGACGCCGTACTGGCTTGCGCAAAAGTACGGGCTCAAATGGCTGATGGTGTTCGCCCAAGTCTTCGGGAGCCCGACCCGGATCGCGCACTACACACCCGGCGACCAGGAAACATTCAACTCGCTTTGCACCATGCTCGAGCAGATGGGGAACGCCGGCTGGGGGGCCTTCCCGGTTGGTGCGGAAGTGGAGCTGTTGGAGGCCAAATCGACTGCCGGAACCCTGCTCCCGCAACGGACACTAATCGGGGACGCGAACGAAGAATGTGATCTGACGATTCTCGGCCAAGTGTTGACTAGTACCGCGGGCCGTGCGGGCGGGAATCGGGCGCTGGGCGAAGTCCACGCCGATACCGAGCGCAAGGTGCTTAACGGAACGGCCAAGTTTGTTAAGAGCGTTTTAAAGCAGCTCATCAAAGCGATCCTGGTGCTCAACTATGGCGAGACCAGCGAGCTCCCGACTCTTGAGGGTGCGACGGAAGAACCGCAAGACGAGCTCGCGCTCGCGCAGCGTGACGCGGTTTTGTTTGGTTCGAGTGTCGGTCAGATGCAATTACCGGTCGCCAAAGATTTTCTTTATTCCCGGCACTCGGTGCCCGAACCGGCTGATGACGCGGATTTGTATATCCCGACGGGCGTGGGGAAAGACGAAGCCTTTGACGATGTCGAGCCAGAACTTCCGCCAGTACCGCCACCAGGCGCGGTCCCGCCGCCGGGAGGGATAGCGCAGCCCCCGGCCGATAAAAGCGCGCCAGGCGTAGCCACACCGCCAGCTAAGGCCACCGCCAGCGACACGGGAACTTGCACACCGTCGATGCAGATGGCGGCCGCGGTGAAACGCGCGCTGGATCTGCGCAAGAAAATGGGGCGAGGCGGTTCGCTCTCGGCGGTCACCCGGGCCCGCGACATCGGTCAGCGCAAGCCGATGAGCGTGTCGACCGTTCGGAGGATGCAGATCTATTTCGACCAACATTTGGAGGACGGCAAAGCGGCGCCGGAATCAGCCGCGGGGATCGCCTGGGCACTGCATGGCGGCAACGCGGGGAAAAGTTGGTGTGAGAGCATTGTGAGAGGACAAGCCTAAAATGGAATCGATCATCCAGAAGTTAATCAAAACGCTCATCGGCGCGCTGGTGTTCGGCCTGCTCTATTGGGTTGTGGTGTTGATCATCGGCGCGCTCGGCGCCGCGCTCCACGTCGCGATCCCGGCCTTTGTCGGGATCATCATTCTGTGCCTGTTCATTCTCGGGTTCATCCTTTTTCTGTTGCGGGTCTGGGGGCCGCTGAATATTTGAAATGACCCGTTACAAGAAGGAGTACAAAGAGCCTCACGACGCGCTTAAAACCGCGCTAGCCGCTCTGCTTTTTCTGGCGTTAACTGAGAAGCGCAAGCTGATCCTTGCGTTCGTCTCCGAGAACGGCACCGATGGCCTCCTCGATTACGCCGAGACGATTCTTGACTCCGGGTGGGATGCCCACTTTAGCGAAGCCGCGGCGATCTTGGCGGCGGCCGCAGTCGATAGCACGCTCGAAGTCCTCGATGCCTCCGGGATCAAGTTCACGGAAGCGTTCGTTGCCAACCTCGAGCGCCATAACGACCTGATCGCTAAATACGAGGCGGCCTCGTTGCTCGGGCTCGCCTATGATGTGGCTCACGATGTCGCCGTGCCGACGGTAGCCGGGTTTAGCCCGGCCGAGCCTGCACTCAAGCAATTGGGCGAGGTGATCGAGCGCACCGAGCAACAATCCGAACTCCTCCAACAACAACAGGAAACGCTTGTCTCGCTCCCGATCGATACCGCGATCGAGGATCTTTCTTTGTTCAGTGGCGATCGGGCCGCGCAGCTCGCCCACAACGCCATCACGTTCGTTTCCGGGCGCTCAGCGCGCGCATCTGCCACCGCACTCGGGGCGACCTTGAAACGCTCGGAGACGGTCGGTGACGACCGGGTCTGCGACGATTGTGACCAGAACGAGCGCGACGGCTGGATAAACATCAATGACGCGTTTTCAGGAAGTGATACCGAGGACGTGCCCCATCATCCCAACTGCCGGTGCGGGGTCGAGTACGAGTGGGGCGAGAACATGCAAGGCGGGCTGGAGCCGGAACTGGAGCAAGCGGCATGAACTACGGCGTGATTAAAGCGTTCGCCAGCACCTGGTCCGGCCCGTGGCCGCTTTTCCGGATCCTGGTCTTGCGGGACAATTCGTTTACCTACCTGTATATCGGGGCGTGCAACTACCGGTTCGGGATCGGCGATATCGTGAGCTGGGGCGAGGGCGTCCTCTACTGGCACGCCGAGACGCAGACGATCAAATTTGACCTACTGCAAACCGGAGTGGAGGCCAAATGAGCCTGATCGAAAAAGCGCATCTACTGACACAGATGGCCGAGAACGCTCAGGCAGCAGGAGACGTACAAGCCAGTTTAGAGTTGGCGATCCACGCTGCAAAATTACTTCAACTAGTCAGATTACTCCAATGAGTGAAAACTATCTAATTACTAGTGCCTATGCCGTCCCTTTGAACGGCGAAACGCCTGCGAAAATCATGTATATGCCGGCCGGCAAATCCACGATCCGCGCCAACGTCAACGGCAAACCGAAAGAGATCAGTGTCAACGTGACGTCGAAAACGGCTGACATTTTGCAAGCCAGTCTCACTGAATTAATGGCTGAACCGGTGGAGCCGTTTGTCGATTTCGATCACAAAAGCGAAGCCTCGGCTGCGTTACCGACTTGTTTTAAGTGGACCGACCAAGGCGTCTGGATGGGGGTGGAATGGACGAGCGCTGGCAAGTCGGCTATCGAAGGCAAAGCTTACCGCTACTTTAGCCCGACCTTTCTCTTAAGCGAAGCCGGCGAGCCCTCGGCGCTTCCGGACTCGGGGCCAGTCGGCGCTTTGACTAACAACCCAGCTTTCAGGAAAATGAAACGAATTACCGCGGCTAAAGCCGCAAAAACCGCTGACGACGAGCCAGCGAACACAAAGGAAAAACACATGGCTGAAGAAGCTACAGAACAAGTGACGGCTGCGCTCAGATCCGAAGTGGAAACTCTGCGCGCCGAAAACAAGACGTTGCGCGAAACCGCGGAAACCCAGCGCGTGGAAGCGATTAACCGCGATGCCGATCTCCTGATCGAGGCGGCCGTAAAAGACGGAAAAATCGCGCCTAAAAATGAAACCGTGAAAGCATCTTTGAAAAGGTGGGCAATTACGGATTTGGCTGGGGCAAAAGCTCATATCGAGTCGTTACCGGTTAACCCGGCGTTTAAAACGGTGGTTACCGTGACGAGCGCGCATCGGGATGTCGGGAGCCCGGCGGGAACGGCTAGTGGCGATGAATGCAAGGCGATCGTGAAAAAGATCCAGGCTTCGCACGAAGGTATGAGCTGGGATGACGCTTGGAGCATCGCTGAATCGGAGTATCCCGAAAAATTCGGTAAAATCAAAGTGGCAGCCTAGTCACATCTAACTTTAACAAAATTTGAGCAAAAGGAAAAATAACTAATGAGTACGTATGGAGGGGTGGTGCGGCCGGATCCGGTTATCGTCACGTTCCCGGTGGCGGCAGCGAGCACCTTGCTGGCCGGAATGGTCGTCGAAATGAACTCTAGCACGCACGTCGTGCAAGCGTTCTCGGTTAATAGCCATGTAGTAGTCGGCGTCTGCACCGACGACGCTGATCTGGACCGCTTAATCGTAGCAGTCTATTGCGGAAAAGGATCAAGCGTCCGGATCAAATGCGAGGCCTCAATTGTCCCGCTAGCCGGCGATCTGCTCTATTTCAGCACCACGCTCGGGAGCGTGACGAACGTAGCGAGCGGCACCGCAATCGCGAAAGCGATCGGGACCGGTATGAACGGATACGTCGAAGCAATCTTAATCTAAGGAGCCGAACGGCTCTTTCTAAAGGAAAACAAATTTTATGGCATACGACGTAACACAACTTTTGACTTACAGCCAAGGGCTGGTCGCGGACTGGGCACAGAAAAACAAAATCGCCAAATGGCTGATCCCCGAGGTATTAGTCACCTCTAAGAAGGTGTTTTTCAAGATTTACGATTCCACCGATGGCTTTCAGGTAATCGATACCCGAAGAGCAATCGGCGGGACATCGGCGCGAACACAATTAAAGGTCACTGACTCCACCATCGTTTTGGATGACAACTCGTTTGAGACAACGATTGACGACCAGGAACGGCGCGATAATCCGGAGACGGGAACGGTCTTGGAGAAGATCAAAGTGCGCAACCTAACGCTGAAAGTTTTAAATAACTTTTTAGCGCAGGTTTTTAAGTTTATTTACGATAACGTTTCGGTAACCGGCACCTTCGGTGTGTGGTCCGGGGCGAGCACCGTTGATCCGGTTGCCGAGTGCGATGCGATTATCAAAGCACAGGTTGATACTGGGATACCGCCGAACAAGCTCTACTTTGATCTGACAAGCTGGATTCAGGCGAAAAACAACAAGCAAACGCTTGCCCGGCTTGTCTATAGCGGGGTTCCTACGCAAAATGTCACGCTGGAAGCGTTTCGAAATATGCTTTCCATCCCGCTGGATATCCAGATTGGCGGTGGCTTGAAATATGAGGGAACGTCCCAAAACAACGTGCTGATCTTCCGCGCGGATGACGGGGTGGCTCAGGAAGACCCGAGTTTTGCCAAATGCTTCACGCTCAATCCCGACCGGTTCGCTAACCTGATGCAGTACCGTCAGGAAGAAATTCAGAGTGATGTATATCGGCTTACATGGTCCCAAGACCTAGTTTTAACAGGACCAGCTCTAGCCACTAGAATACAGACAAGCTAGTTATGATGATTCAGCCTATCGATCTGGTAGGCTGAGTCCGCAAACGGTCGATTATATAGGTATGGATAATACCTTTTACGTCTACGCGATATCGGACCCGAGATCGACGGAAGTCATCTACATCGGAAAGGGCCAGGGATTGCGTATGCTGGATCATTGGAAGAAAATGATGGCCGGGAAACCGGGGAAGAATTTGAAGCTTTACAACAAGCTGACAGCCATTTTCCGAGCTGGCTACCTCGCGCCCATCTACGAGAAGTTGATAGAAAACGTTGAGGAAACGCTAGCGTTCTGGGCAGAGCGTTTTTGGATCAAGACTTTCGGACGCAAGAATCTCACAAACCTGACAGACGGTGGCGAGGGACCATCCGGCTGGACGCATTCAGAAGAAACTCTCAAAAAGATGAGCGCAGCTTCGAGCGCCAAGACTCACACTGCCGAGACTAGGCAAAAGATGAGTTTGGTACAAACTGGACGAACATTCAGCGCTGAGAGTATCCAGAAGATGTGTCTGTCTCAACGTGCAAGAATACGCGTACCCTTTACTCCTGAGCACTGTGAAAAAATAAGTAAGGCTGCTCGCGGAAGAATCTTTAGCGCTGAACACTGCTCGAACTTAAGCAAGGCGTTAGTTGGTAAAAAAATGAGTCCCGCATGGTGTGAAAAACAGAGCAACAGATGCCTTGGTAAACCTGCGCATCCGAATTCCCGATTAGCACTGCTTAAAGCTAATATTGGAAAGCCTTGCAGTGCTGAAAAACGGCAAAAAATACGTGAAACGAGGCTGAAGTACGAGGCTCGCCGTCGATTGGAGGCACTATGTGGAACACCCTGAACGCCGATGACCTTTTGTCAGCTCTGACGCAACCTGAGCGGGATCTGTTTGGGAGCGGCGATAGCGGCCCGGGCTCCAGCGACCGGCTCGATAACATCGTGGTTTGGGTCGTAGATCAAGTGAGGGGAAAAGTAGCGGCTTGCGCGAAAAACCGCGACGCGATGGGCCCGAACGGGACCATTCCCGCTGAGCTCTACGGCGACGCAATCGCGATTGCGCGGTTCCAGCTCCTGACGAGTTTCCCTGCCGGCAAGATGTTCCTCGATGACGCCCGGATGCGCGCCTACACCGACGCGCTCAAGCACCTCGACGATGCGGCGGCCTGCACGTTGGCCGTTGAGCCCTTCGGCACGGTGACCTTTGCCAGCGACAAGAGCGCGTTCGGGACCCGGGACGATTACCTGCATGATCGGACGAAGCCCAAGAATCGGAACGTGATGGATTTCGGGTTCTGGTGAAATGACAACTAAGCCAAAGAAACTTCGTCGATTGCTCACTGCAGGTACGATTTGCTTGAGCGATATCAAAGTTACCCGCAGCCGAAGACAGGCGAGAAAGATGGCTCATTGGGCCGCTATGCTCTCTAAATCTCCGTGAACATCTCCGTCAAAATCACGCCCTCGGCCGGTCTCCAGCGCATCTTGCGCGGGAGCGAGATCGTGGCCAGTGCCGCGGTCCTGCAACGGGCCGGGCAAGCGGTGACGGACTATCTGCGCCGGTATCACGCCAATTTCGCCAGCGGCTGGAAAGGGGCGCACTGGATGAGCCCGTCTCTAGGGTTCGCCGGTCAAGTGGTCAAAGGGTGGCAACCGCCGGTCGTGTCCGGGAACCGGGTCACAGTGACCAACACGTTCGGGCTTTTGAAACATAAGGTGACCGGGGGAACCATCACGCCGATCCGGGCGCAGTACCTCACGATCCCGTTGATAAGCGAAGCCAAGGGCAAGAGCGTAGCCGAGTTTAAAGCTGGGAGTTCAGAGCCATTGTTCCGTGCTGGGAACGCTCTTTGTCGCCGACTCGGTAAACGGCTCGAGGCGGTTTATGCGCTTTCGAAAGGCGTCAGCCAAGCGCCGTGGCCGGGAGCGTTGCCGCCGGATGAGGCGATGGCGCTGGTGTTCACGACTGCGGTTCAATTGGAGCTCGAGCGATCCTTGAGGACGGCAGCATGAGCACTCCCGCCGTTTATGCTCTGGAAACGCTTCAGTCGCTGATGGTCTCAACGTTGACCGTCGACCCGATGTTCGACGGGAGCCAGAGCGCTAACGGTGCGGCGGTGCCGATCCTGACTGAGGCGATCGGTGATCTCGTCACGCAGCTCGGGATTTCAGTTGGCAAGATGGGGCTCTGCCTGGTCGTGCGCACGCCGTTATTCAAGTTCGAGCGGAACCTCGCGCCCTCGCTGGACGGCTGGGCCCTGATCAGCGTCGATGTATTTGAGGATGTCACGCTGAACCAATCAACCAGCGGCACCCGGATCGGTGCTTTGACTGCTGCCCAACGGATCCTCGCGTTGATGCATCATTTCAGAATCGGTGACCCGGATACCGAAAACAACCCCTCTAAATTCATCGGGACCGATAGCCCGCTCACACTTGCTAATGAAGGCCCACCTTTAAACTACACTGTGCTGTTTCAGGCTCATTTGGTTTTGAGCACGCCACAGCCTTAATGAAAGAAAACTAACAATGCCATCTTTTACCCAATACCCGGCCGCTTCGGCGTTCACATTCGGGTGCGTGCTGGAAACCGGCATCGCGGTTTCAAGTTACGAACAGAACGATACGGTCGATATTTTCGAGCAGAAAAACGAAATTAACGAAACTATAGAAGTGCGCGCTTCCAACGCGCGGGCCGAGATCACGATTACCGGTGAATTAACGGCCCCAGCTAGCCAAATTTTAGGCAAGGTGATGAGCCCGGCTAACTTGATTACGGCGCAGTTCGGTACGCTCTCGGGCACCGGCCTCATGATCGTAAAAGGGGTCAACCATAGTGCCGGCCGTGCCAAGAACACCGAGATCAAGATAAACGGGACTTTTTACCCATTGCTAACCGAGTGATGCCGTTATGTTTAATCACCAAATAACCAGCACTTATGCAACCGACGAAGGCAACGCCGTCTCGGCCATCAGCAAATACACCGGCACGACGGAGGTGGCTTACGACGGGACGGTTGCTGCGACCACGGATCTGCAAGAAGTCGATATCGCGTGGATCAGAGCGAACGTCCACGCGCTGCTCCTCTACTCGAGCCAGGCGCTTACCATCAAAACCAACAATTCCGGCACGCCGATTGACACGATCGTTTTAGCGGCCGGGCAAGCGATCGTTTGGGGAAGCGATCACACGGAAGCGAATCCGGTGGCGCATGACGTCACCAAAATCTTCTTGAGTAACGACACTGCTAACATCGCAACCGTGAAGATCCGTGTGTTGATCGCTTAAAGAAGTCTCTCTCGCGGAATGGAATCCAACGGCTACACTGAGCGCGTATTCGTGACCGACAACACGAAGAAGGCTGCCGTGTTGCTCGCGTTCGGGGCGCAGTTGCGCCGGCATCAGCCGCTTACTTGGATCTGCGATTTCCCTGATAAGACAGCCTTTTTTGCCTATCGTCGGAACCCGGCGAACAAGCCACGAGTAAATGTGTCGTTTCACTTCGAGCCGGATGGTGTGGACGCGAAAGGCATCATCAAGGCGTACGACACCACAGGCGCCGAGGACGAGTTTAACGGGCTCGTCAAGAGCTTGGGGCTGGATCCTGACATCCTTAAAAATCTGCTGGCGCTCCATTCTAAGGCTGCCGTGCAAGCCTGCCGAGAAGCGCTGGAGGCGCGCGAGTACCTGGTCAAAGAGCATATGCAGAAATACCCGGAGAGCGCCAAGATCAACATGGTCCGGGGTAAAGACAAGACGTTTGCGATGTTCGGCACCCAAGCATCGAAAGAGACGATCGCCGAGCATTTATCCAAAATAGAAGATGTATGACTACCAGCACTATAGAAGATGAGATTCGGGACACCGATGACGCGTTCTTGAGCGCGGTGACGCCAAAGACCGTCAACGGCCAGGAGCTTGAGCCCTTTAGCTTGATGCGGCAAACGGTCGCAATGGAGATCGTTGGCCAGGATGCCAGCGCGTTCTTTGATGCTGTCGTCCGGGTTTGGCTGTGTACGCTCAAACCCAGAGAGGTGGTCAAGGCGCGTCTTGATAAAGAGCAAGCGTCGATTACGGCGTTTGATTGGGCTGAGTCCGTGGGCTACTCGTTCGAGAACTGGCAGCCGCTCCTGGATCTGTACAAGCAGATCAATGACGAGATCCGGCAATCGACTAACGCCGTGAACGACAAACATGGCGAACCGAGCCCAAACTCTGGCGGGCAGCCGGAATCTTGAGCGTGGCGACGACCGTTCATAAGATGACTGGGTTGCCCTGGAACGATTGTTTATGGAACTTGCCGGTGGCGATCGCGTATCAAATCGAGCTCCTCTACTGGCAACGAGAGGGCAATGTTTTTAAGCGCGATTCGAAGGCTGAGATCATGAAAGAGCTCTAGGAATTAGCGCCAGCCATCGAAGTAAACACCAGTTTTAAGATGGCCATAACGAGCGGGAATAAAGTGATGGCAAAATAGATGAACAAGCCAAGGCAAAGGGTGTTAAGCAGCAACTTGAGCGTTAATATTATCAGATCGAGCGTTTTCATAAATTGTTCTTCTATTTGTTTCTCCTCTAACTACGACAACTCCTGCCCTAAACTGAAGGACTGGTTTTAACTAAATGGAAGCCAAACTCTAATGCCGGACAACGTCGTCCATATCCAGTTCATCGCCGAGACCGGGCAGCTGAGCTCGGCATTCCAAGCCGTTAACTATGAGCTTTTGAAGTTGTCATCCAGCGGCGGGAAATTTGGTGCGCCGATCGCGGAAGGCGCCAAGAAGGTCACCGCAGCTAGTAAGGAAGGGGCTGAACATCTTGGGCTATTCGGTAAACAGGCCGATAAAGTTAGGGAGCAATTCAAGGATTTCGGTAAGGAAGCGCTCTCGACCGCGACCAAGTTTATAGGGTTAGCGGCTGCGTTCGAAGTTGTTAAGCACGCGTTCGAAGCCGCGGGCTCGCTCGAGAGCGCGCGGATGCACCTGAAAAATATCCTAGGGGGTGAAGATAAAGCTAAGGAGGTTATCGAGAGTTTAGAAAAGCAGCATGTCGCGAGTCCGGCAATGATGGAGCAAGCTGGACGCATGGCGGCGGCCGGGGTGTCGACTGACAAGCTGGCCGAGTCGTTGCGGAGTTTGCGCAACATCTCAAAATCGACCGGCTCGGATCTCGGAGAGCTGGTCGATATTTATGATCGGATCCAACTCCGGGGCGAAGTGACATCGCGCGAGATGATCCGGCTTACGATGGCATCTGGGGGGGCGACTCGGGCGCTGGCGCAGGAATACAGTCATCTCAAGCCGAACCTCGAACTTCAAAATCTGGCGATTGAAAAGGCAGCGCTCGAACAAGAGAACCTCTTTAAAAAGAACGAAAAACAGATTGCGGCCGTTGATTCATTGAACGCGAAAGTTGGCTTTAGTGCGGCGGTCTTTAAAGAGTGGGAAAAGAACATGAACCGGACCTCGCTCGCAAGTGTGGCCGGTTTCGGCGGGACGGCCGTGCTCGGGATGAGCACCAAACAGATTGCCGAGTTTGATGAGGGGATAAAAGCGATTGCGGAAGAGTGGGGGTTAAGCGAGGCGGCGGTTAAAGCGTTTGTCAAAGCTGGCACGTTAGGAATGGCCGACGTGACCGAGGCAGCCACCAAACATCGCGCCACGGTCCAGGAGTTGAGCGCTCAACAGTCCAAGGCGACTGAGGTCGCCAATACCGCGAATGAAAAACTGGCCGAGGTCGACATCTTTAAAAAGATTCAGACTGCGCTCGGCGACGCGACCACGACCGAGGCGGCATTTGCTGAGTATCAGAAGACGTTTGCCGGCCAAGTCGCGTCGCAGCAGAAAAAGCTTGAAGAATTGTTCGAACAGGTCGGGAAACCGCTCATTGCCAATTTTAAAGCGATTGAGATAGCTGGTGGCGCAGTCGTTGCAATTTGGACAACGCTAAAAGGGATTGAGCTCTTTAAGGGGGTAGTCGGAATCCTTACGGGCGTTGCCAAGGGGTTCGGTCTGATTCAGGTCGCCGCGGAAGCAGCCGCGGTGGCTGAGACCGCTGCAGCAGCAGCGGCAAAGGCTGTCGTCGTATCAACAGCAGCGGCCCCAGCGGTTGGTGCTGCAGAAACAACCGGCCTTCTTATTGCGAAAGCGCTGCCTGTTTTCGGTGCTGTCGCTACTGGGATCGTATTAGCACATCAAATTTCGGTGGAGGGACACAAGCCCGAAGTAGCGGCTAAATGGGTCGATGAGATGCGAGCCAAACAAGCATCCAAATGGGGGCATGGAGGCACGGTTGAGGGCGACTTTAACCCCGCAAACTTCCCGAGCAGTCCGGCATTGCTCCAGCACGGACAAGCGGCGGCAGCAAAAGTGCCTGAAAAACCTCCTTGGTCGCCTATCTGGAATCCGATGGGCCCGAGCCCAGGAGCATTTGCGCCGGTCGGAGCTCCAGCGGCAGTATCTCCGGCGCCGTTTGGCGGCGTGGAGGGCGCGTTCACGAACGAGCGTGGCGAAACCCAGTTGCCTCCTCAGGCTCGTGGAGCAGGAACCGGCGGCGGTTCTGATCTGTACGCTGCACCCGTAACGGATTTTTTGAAGGCGCCACCCAAGGATTTTAAAGCCCAAGGGATGGCGCAAGCCAAACAAGAGGCCGCGGTGCATGAGCAGTTTACGGCGCAGCAGGAAGCCGACAGATCCAAAGCAGACGAACTGCGGGAGGCGTGGGGACGCAGCAAAAGCAAAGACGCAGCCTATTTTACCTCCGGCTCTGACGCAGAGGTTTTAAAAAAGAGCGGGATTACACCACAAGCTCCGGATAAAGAGCCCGGGAAAGGCGGCCCGGAGCTCGCAAAGCTTGATGCGATCGAGAAACGGGCCGCCGAGATCACGCAAAAGCTGGAAGAGATCTTTGGGAAATCAAGCTGATGCCGTTGATCTTCAATAGTGTAACTCGCTTTATCGAGACAATTGGCCGGCGGCGCACCCACGTCTCACGACCCGATCAACTCGATTCGTTGGAATGTATTTTTACTGGGCCGACTGAGTTAGCGACCGACTTTGTGCCGGGCGACCTGGCGCGCCACCCGGATTTCCCCGGGATGCAATGCTCTAGCTGGGAGATTACCAATAAAGAAGCGCTGATGGCCGAGGCTCGCGCACGGTATAGCGGCAAATTCGCGGCTGGAGCCGGGCTTTACGTCGGCGTTCCCTTGATTACGACCTCGCGGCATCTGGGATCGGTTTCATGGACGACGAGCGCTAATACATCATCTACAACCACGGTTGGTGGTGTAATAATTACAGCCTTCGAGCTTGTTCTCACTTCTTTTGCCGCGAGGTTTACGCTGAAGTCTGCCACCTTTAAATATCTTACTAATCGAGCGCCGGCACCCGATTTTGATGGGCGCTTTTTGAGCGAGGCGACGCCCTATTTAGGAATGGATAACTTTCTTCAATTTACAACCGCCCGTACCTATGCTCCGGGCATTCCCCCCTCTGCATTAATCAGAAACTTGAATCAAACTCTGGTATTTGAAAATGATCTCACCGATTTGCAGGTAAACGATCTAGGAAACGGCTGGTTTGACGTGTCGGAGGTCTATATGACGCAGGCCCTGATCAATTCCAGCCTGATATAAAATGACCGCGCTTAAACCAATCAAAGGTTGGAAGTCACTTATTGCGCGGCTCAATGAGATGATAGCGGGGATCAACGCGCGAACCATCAGCGTCCCGTTAGGTGGCGGGATCGATCTTCAAGAGACTACCAGCGGAACGCATATTGCGCTTTCGTCTTCGCATGTATTGCCCCCTGGAACAACTTCGACAATCGGCAGCGGCGGTGGTGGTGGTGGTGGCTCCACTGATCTTTCTGCACTCTCGGCTAGGGTCGCTGCCCTGGAAGCCATCCTATCGACCAGCGGATGGATGAGTGTCGACGTGATGAGCGCGTCTTGTGTCCGCACGACGATCAACGTGCTGACCAAACCATGATTTCCGAGCTTACAATAATTAATTGGTGCTCGAGCCCGAGCGATACATGCGATCCCTGCCATTGCCGTTGGGAGACTTTGCCAGTCAGCTCAACCTGGATTTATGACGGAGGCGGATCACTAGCCGACTCTAATTTCTGCGGAGAACTGCTACTGGCCGAAGGCGCGAATTGCCTGGTCACCACAGGGCATACGCTGGGCGACATCGTCACTGGCACAGTCGATATTTTTATTAGCGGATCCTGGGCGCAATTTTCGCCTAGCACTGCTCCTACTGCCGTTCCTTCTTACGCTGTGCCTCCAGACGTCAATATCTCGGTCAACGGCGTCGTGGTTGCCAGCGTCACGCCTGACCTGAGTAACATGTTGGATTTCACTTCGAGTGTGTCGGCTTTCAGCCCTGGGCATGGAATAGGCGGTGTACTCCTTTATTTTGGAACCTGGTCAGGACATTGCAGGACCAGCGTACCTAACTGCATCTTGCGCAACCTCGGCATGACGGCGCTACTCAACAGCCCGGGCAATTGCGTTTTGCCTATTATCGGCATCGCCAGACCGACAAGCACTGCCGGTGTCACACTCATCACGCCAACTTGGACAGACAACCCGACAACACCCGCTGTGCCTTTTGCCGAGGAATATTCGTTTAGTGGCGGGACTTGGCACGACACCGGTACCCAGCTTTTTTACAACGAGAACAACGCCCATGTCGAAGTCAACCAACCCTGGATTTACAAACATTATTAAAATGAGGATCGACATCTGCCGCGAGTGCGATCAACGACGCCCGGGCTGGGTCTGCGCTCGGTGCAGTTGTCCGCTGGCAATCAGGATCCACATAACCGACGCCAAATGCCCGTTAGGTAAGTGGGTGGAACTAGGATTAGCATCATGATTTTGTACCTCGACGTCAATAGCCATACCGTAATCCAGAGCCTCGGGTCGCGTTCGCCCGCCAATGCGTTTGCCATTAAGATGCATGACACGCCCTCGCTCGATATTTATCTGATCAGTGGCGGCAACGTGGTAGATGGCGGCGCTGGCACGGCGATTCATTTCGCACTTAACCTGGCGCAGCCAGCCGCAATATCGATTCTGGTCGACGACCCGACCTTTACCTACCTGACCGATGCGAACGGCAACCCGTATTACCACGGAATTCCTAGCTTCGACACGACCCTACTGCTGGCCGCGCTCGGCTCATCCTACTCGATTCAATGTGCTGGGGAGATCCGGTATCAGACGCCTGGAGGCGAGGTCGCTAGGACATTGGACATTGGATTTGTGATCTACAGGTCGATCATAAGCGAGGTCACCTTTGACACCCTCGCCGCGGATTTTACGGTTCCGGCAATCGCAGCCAACGTGACAGTGCAGATCGGCGCGACGGGCTGGCTCTACGTCGGTAAACTGCTCTCGATTGCTACGGCCGGCCAGTACACGGTCGCCTCAATCATCGACGCCACCCATTTCAGCGCCACTAACACGGGCGCGAGTGGGAATGCCGTGGCGACGACCGTGATCACGCATCCGCAAGTTGTGAGCTCCACACCGCCGAGCGTCCCGGCGACTTACCCGGACGTTTCCACGCTTGAGCTACTGGTTCATAAAGGTGTAGCGAACGGGTACGCGCCGTTGGACTCGGGCGGCAAACTTCCTTCTGGAATGCTGCCAAGCGGGATCACCACCGGGGTTGAACTCGTCGCCAATAAGGACGTTGCTGGCGGCTATCCGAGCTTGGATTCGCAATCGCTCCTGGATGCCGATGAGATCCCGGTCGACGGGACCACGCTCACGGTTACGACGGCGACGATCACGCGGGCCGGCACACTGACCAGCGGATCCCCGATCGTGACCGGGCTCTCGGCCACCAGCGACCTCACGCTCGGGCAACCGGTCAGCGGCACCGGGGTTTCCGGCGGCGCCACAGTGCTATCGATCGATGCCAGTAACCAGATCCATCTGAGCGCCAACGCGAGTGCTAGCGGTTCGCCGCTACTGACGTTCACCAACCAGAAGCTGAGCGCGCCATTGTCTGGCACGGTCGATTACGCCGACCCGGCTAACGGGGTAGAGCTTCGGGATGATTTCTTGAGCGGCAGCTACGGCACCACGCCGTTTAATTATTAAAAACATGCCGGCGGCG